TGAATCATCACCAGAAAAATAGATATATTTTATATTCGCCTCTCGTAAGGCTAAATTACAAATATTACATGGCCTGGCCATTCTAACCAATCCTCCACAAGTCATCCGCACTACCATGATGCTTTCCACATATGATCTATTTTTTACTAATGACGCTATTTCAGCATGGAGATATTCCCTGTTCCTATTACCGGCCTTCAATGATAATCTACTTTGCATGGGATGGGTTTTCTGATAACTGTTCTCGCCGATCGAAATGATATTATTATGATGATCAAGTGAAGCCGCCAATACCCAATATTTTTTATTTGAATCAATGGTAGGTGAAAGAGTATCGATCAATTTTTGATAGACTTTTTCTAGCTTCATTCAAAAAACCAATAAATCATTTGCGTTCTATCTTCTATATTTCCTTTAACTATTTTTTTCATAGTACCCAAGGGTATTTGTTTTAACATCTTTTGAGACAAAAGAAATGACGTTACATTATGATATCCTTCAAACCATAATTTTCTTTTATCCCCTGCACAAAATTGATAGCAAGCCCCATTAAATAAAACATAATCACCTTTTTTACTTTCTACTTCTTGGCGATAATATTTTATTTTCATAGTAACTCCTTAATATCTATTCCTTGCATGAAATTCCGATGTTTCATTCTCCCCCTCGAGGGGAGTTTCGGCTAGGCGCCACCTAGCCTCGTCAGGGCGATTAGCGCTTAGCTTATGAGCGCGTACTCGCGGCCGGATCGCTCATCATAGACAACTATCTTGGGCTGGATACGAGACCCATCGGGATTAATCCGGCGCTCGGCCAGCCTCAGACCATCATTGAGGGAGGCACGCAGGCGGGACAGTGCGGCTATGTATTGGCGCTTGGTCGCCGTCCGTCCGTTGCGGAGCCTGATTGCGGTCTCGCGGTCGTAATTGTAGTGCGTCATGATCAAAATCGTCTTACCCATGCTGGTATCCTCCATGAGCCGGCGCCCTTCGTCGCCCGCGCTCAACGCGCAAATTTGCTTTGATACGTCCTAGCTGATCATATTGTGTCTCCGTATTCTACTCGGTATACACGCGGATCGTCGCAGCGAGCTGCTCGGCCTGATTAGCAATCGTCTCGGCCGTGATTGTCCGGTCGCCAGGGCCAGACAAAAAATCGGGCGGGATCTCCTCGCCAAGGCGATCCGCGGTCTCGCGGAGCGCATCGCAATATTGGCTTACCAGGTCGATAATCTCGGTCTTGCTAAGCTTGTACATAATGCCTCCCGTAATTGATTACACTGAGGATGTTACTACTGATCGACGATTGTGTCAAGATTTATTTTTGTTTTTGCTCCACTTTGACATTCTCCCCGTTCTCTGTCATTTTCTCCGAAGTAATTTGTTATGGTATAAGCAATTAGGCTAATTTTTCGCTAAATTCTCCGATTCTCCGGATAATACATGCACATAGTCGATTGGAATAAAATTGTGTTATAAAGATATTACTAGAGATATTAATTTATAACATGATGGATATATTTGTATAACACAAGTACATACGAATAAACGCATATTACTAAATTATAACATTTCCAACAACATATCAAAATAGAGCATATCTAGATAAATAGATAATGATAATAATAATAATAATAATAATTATATATAATATATATAATTAAGTATATTTTTTGGTTAGAGAAATTAACCGATAACGATAGGATAACGAGATAACGGCAATTGTGTCGGTAAGTGTCCATGTATATGTTATACAAGCAATTGCATATCGATGTCAAATATCGTATAGATTCGATATCGACAATAATCGCGGTCATAATGCGCTAAATAAAAACGTTTCGATGGCAAAAGTGGCGATTCTAGATGATTTTAACTATGTCGCATAACGTTATAGATACATAACACAGTATCTGTCCCGTTTCACATGTCTATCTACATGCCTAAGCGAATCGCGGCCCTGCCCAACGTCTATGCGATCCGTACGCTGATCGCGCATACGCATACGCATACGCATGCACGTTTCAACTCACTCGCTCGCCCTGGACGCGAGTTATCAAAACATAACATAGTCTTTTCCGTATATATAACAAAATGGGATACGGCCCGCGCGGTATATATGTATGCCTCTCGCAAAATCGAGCCAATTTTATAACCCGACACATTAGTCTTAGACACTGTTCTCTTTTTGCGCTTGTTTTTTATTCTAAAACATCAGATACTATACTCAATTCCTGGAACCAAGGAATAAGCGTTATGATTTTCAATATTCCGATCAGTTTCGAGCTTTACGGAATCAAGTACAACGTCAAGTTCGTAGATAACTTGATTTCCGAAGGCGACAGGACAGGCGAAACGTCATATAGATTCGATGAAATACGAATTCAAAATATTCTAAAAGGTTTTGAAACAAAACCCGATCGACAAGAGCAAATATTTTTCCACGAGCTTACACACGTAATTCTTTACGCTATGCAAAATAAGCTTCGATCAGACGAAGTCTTCGTAGACGTATTCGCATCGTTATTGCATCAAGCATTGACGACTATGGAATTCAAATGAACGTTTTATCGGATATGGATGTTGAAGAGCTCGCATTACTCGCAGATCAGGATTTTAGAGAACAAGTCCAAGTCGAAGCAAGGACGCTTTCCGGTGAAGCTTTCGACACGTATCGGGACGTTATGTCAAGCTCAAGCGATGACCAAGCGCGAGTAAAAGCAGCCGATAGAATCCTTTCACTTGCTGGCATTGAAGAAAAGCAAAACATATTGCCATCGGGCGTAAGCGAGGAAGTTTTCAAACTAGCTCTAGCCGGCTTAGGCCAGCTGGCTGGAATTGCTAAACTACCCAACGCTTCAACGTCGATATTGAAAAATGTTACTCCGGCCAAGAACGATCCAAGGCTTATTCCACAACTCGAAATGCCAAAAGACGATTCGCCTATGAATACGAAATCAATAGCAATTGACGATAATGATGCTATACTCAATGTCATTGCAGGAGAGCGATATGAAATATACGAACGAAAATCATGAACCAGAAGTAGACGATTTTTTTCCTCTAGAACTCGAACGATTGCCAAAGTCCGAGAATCAGTTCTCGGATAATGGTTTTGAAATCAAGTCTAAGTCTAAGTCCAAGTCTAAAGGAGACTCAAATGCTAAAGTTTCTAGGTAACGAGATCGTTTCGTTTTACGCTTCAGTCAAGAAGTTCGTCATTGCTTTTTTTAGCGCTTTCTATGATCATAGCGGAAAGCTTTCCTGGAAACGCATAAGTTCCGCGAGCGCGCTGTTTATCGGCATTAGGCAAATTATTATTGCTCCTAATGATCATTTTGGAATCCTCGTTTGTTTCGTCTATGCGCTCGTGATCATGGTAATCGCTGCGATTACGAATAGCTAAAGGAGAATCGTATGCACTATCGAAATGGAAGAGAAGCTAAGAACGGAGACAAGATTGTATCGTTAGGGTTTAACGGATCGAACATCGTAGCGTTTGGCGTACTCTATGATGCGGTTCCGGGCAACGATTATTGCAATGGAAACATCGCGAGCGCACAAGCGTCGAAAGAGGGAGCTTGCCTTTGCGACTGCCTCCATGTCGACGACCTAGCAGCGATACTCGCCGAGAAGGGACTCGATAAGCGTCCCGACGGAAAGTGAAATATGACGATAAAAAATCTGATCGCGCCGTTTTGCGACGAGGACTTCGATTTGGATATATTCCGAATCGTTGGCTTTATCGCATACTCCGGTGCGATCGTGATTGCTTTCAAAACTGTTTCTCTTGCGTTAACAGAACTTCCGACAGAAAAGCTAGCTATCGTCGCGGCATTGGTAATATCGCTCTCAACCGTCGGAACGTTGCTGTTTTCTCAAGCTAGAAAAGGTGACGCGTCTCGTATTGACGCAAGAAACGATACGTATTCTAAGGAGCCTTAATGTGCTTAAAAGAGTTTTACCCTTTGCGCTCGCGTTTGCTCTTGGTGCTATTATCGCTTTTGGCATTGTATTCTATGCCACAAAAGACTCTGGCGCAAAGCTCAACGCAGAACTTAGTTCTACCCGAGCAAGCTTGGAAGACGCTGCACGACATGTCGAATCCCTTGGTAACGAACTACGATCAGTATCAAAGCAGCTTGAAGTCGCAAATGGATATGTTGCAAGTCAAAAATCAACAATCGATGGATTACATAATAACGTTAGAGAAGGACAACGAATCTCTAGCGGAATCCTTGATGATATTGAAAACGCAGGAAGCGACTTCAGAAAGCAACTTGTTGCATATACAAACGGCTTTGAAAGCCTCTACGAGTTCTACAATAAAGGCTCAAAGTGAAGCAAAGGCATTAGAAATGCGTATCGGTCTATGGAAGACAATCGGAATTAGCTTTGGACTTGGCCTTGGATCAATTGCTGTTTACGAAATCGGTCATAACGATTGGTCTCTAGGATCGATTAAGTTCAAAAAGATATGGTAAAATAATTGAAAACGTACAAGCGAATCGCAAACGATGACGGAAGTATCGCAACTTTCGAAATTCCGAAACACTTTGCGATTCGGTCTCATTCCGAAGCTCCGGATTTTCCGAATTTCGAAAAATCTCAGAAACTCATAGTCGACTTATTTTCAGATATTACTTCTTCCCATCCTACGACTAACGTTCGATCGACGTTGGACTTAATGCGCCAAGCGGGTTTAGTAAATCTTTGGTTTTTTCTAAAGGTAATCGCAGGCGCATATGGTCCGTATTCAGACTTGGACTCGGAACTTAATCTCGATATGGCAAACTGGCGACAAAGCGATGCGTGCATGTCGCCTGGAGCTAGATTTATCGCGCTTATGCCTAGAGGATTTAGAAAATCGACCGTTTTCTCTCACGGCGCTGATGCTTGGGAGCTTACACGAGACGGTAATCACCGAATACGCATAGTAAACGCGATCATATCGCGCGCCGAAGGATTCAAGTACTTAGTTCAAAGAACGATTGACTCGAATCCGCTTTACGCAGCGTTATATGGCCCCGGTTGGACTATGCCTGATAACTCTTCGATACCTTCGCGAGTTCCGATACCTAACTCGAAACATTGGAACGACGAAGAAATGGTCATGCCGACAAGATTGAAGTTCGCTCCGGAACCGAGCATTAAATCCGCGGGTGTTACTGGTTCTGGAGAAGGCGATCACCATACACTGATGAACATTGACGATCCAATTGGGCTTGACGCTATCGATTGGCAATATCAAGCGACAGCCATGATGGAAAACGCCAAGAAATGGATGAATACGAACTTAAGCGCGTTGCTTATAATGCCCAAGAAAGACCGAATTGGGATCGTTGGAACTCGCTATGCGCAAGATGATTGCTATGCGCCATTCGTTTCAGACGCAAAGGATGTCGTCGGAGTCCAAGACGAAGACACGGTTCCAGTTCCCGGTGGCACTTGGTCTGTTTACTATCGACTTGTTCAAGAAGAAGGGCAAATGATTGCGCCGGAAATCATTGACGAAGTTCAACTGTCGAAGATGGATGCTTGGACAGCAGCGTTGCAATATTGGAACAAGCCGCAAAAATCGGGCATAAACGAGTTCATGAAATATGTCATAAAGCCTTGCAGACTGTTTCACGATGAACGCTCGAACTTGTTTCTGATATCATTTCGAGACGAGATAAGTGACGAAGTCAAAACACTCAATGCTGCATCGTTAACAGGACTCATATCGACCGATGCGGCGAGTACAGACCGTGGAATAAGCGTGCTTACGTCAAGAACAAGTGTTGCGGTTCACTTTATGGATGACCAAAATCGCGATTTTCGGGTCTGGAGCAGGGTCGGATATTTGACTATGGATCAAGTTTTCGACGCCATATTCGAAGCGTGGAATGCTTTTCCAGGCTTGATTCAAGGTACCTTGTTCGAGACTAACGCGATGCAAAAAGGTCTATATCAGCTTCTTGACAAAGAACAGGACAAGCGCAAAATGTACATAAACTTACGCGAAGCACCGGCTAAAGGGGACAAGGTTGCTCGCATTCGAGCCGTACTTGGATGGCATTTTGCCCAAGGATTGATCTACGCAACACCGGAAGCAAGCATCGAGTTACGCCAGGAAAAGGATTCTTTCCCGTCAAAACATCTGGATGTTCTTGATGAGACCGAAAAAGCTTTATCTTGGATGAAACGACCGGCTAATGTAGAAGAAATAGAACTAGCGAACGAGGCTGAAATGGAACATATGATGAATATGACCGAGAACGATAACGCATTTGGATATTTTTAGGAGTCAACATGAGTGATAACATAGACGAAATGATAAACAATTCCGATGGAAATTCCCGCCCACAGCAATCCGCATTCGGAATAAACATAAGTGATGAAAAAAAAGAGGATATTTTAAGCTATCTACTTGATGAACTTACGCAAGCCGAAGCAGCGAGAGCTGAACGGGTAAAAAAATGGATTAAGTGGCGTAGACAGCGCGAAGCAACTCCGGAACCGGCTGCTGGCGAGCATTCAATGGACAACGCGTCGCGTATTCAGCCTCCGTTGACGCAAATACATGCACAGACAGCTTACGCAAAAGTGAAAGGATACTATGACACGGGAAAACCTTGGTTTTGGCAAGTGCGAAGCGCGAGCGATGTTCCGAAAGATCACGAAGATGCGAAATTGATTACTAAATATCTAGGATTGATATCCAATTCTCAAATGGATCTCAATATGGAACGCGTAAAGCGCGTAGTCTCCGACGAAGCAACATTCATGGGATTGCTTATGGTAAAAGTCGTATGGGATACGCTCGAATGGAACTTCAAGGCTGACACTGGAGACGGAAATACTGAAACACAGAAGATGATATTTCATGACGGTCCGAGTATTATACCGATTTCGCAAGAAGATACGTACTATCCGCCATTTTGGGACGAAATACAGCGTATGCCATGGATTGCGCACAAGCTCCATTATCCTTTGCACGAGTTTGAAAACCGTATTGCCGAAGGTTTCTTCGAAGAACCGACGGATTCAAGCGGAATTGCGATCGACGTAAAAACTTGGCTTCGGGAAGACTTTACCGAGTCCGAAGAAGCGAGCGAAAAGATGCGTGGATTCTCGGCCCGGGCGCCAAAAGTTATCGATCTCATGGAATTTCATTTCTTTTGGGATATCGACGACGACGGCATGTGGGAAGATTTGATATTTACTATCCACGCAGATACAAAGACCATTGTTCGCATGGTTTATAACTCGATTGCTGCGAGAGAGTTCGAATCTTTTGGATTTATACCAAGAAGCTTCATGCTTGAGTCTCGCGGCGTTGGCCAAATATGCGAAAGCTTACAAGACGAAGTAAGCGGAACGCATCGGCTTCGAAACGATGGAATGAAGCTTGCGACAATTAAAATGCTAGCTATGCGAAGGCAAGTTCTAAGAGAAAATAAAAATACTATCTATCAAGGCAAAGTCTGGATAACAGACAACCCTCGTGAAGACATGCAAGCGATTGCCCTTGGCGAAGTTCCCGCTTCGAGTCTTGAGAGCGAGAATATGATCTGGACCTTGACCGCTCAAGCAGTAGGCATCAGTTCTGTTGATCGAGGCTTTAGCGATCCGACACTCGGTTCTCGAGATACGTTCAAAGGCCAAGAATTGCGACTTCAGCAGTCCGAGAACATCATGTCGACTGTCATCGAGTCTACGTCTGAATCTTGGTCGCGAGTTGGGATGCTTGTTTTCTTTCAGCTAGTTCGAAATGCCAAACGCGTTATTTGGAATGAAAGACAACTTCAACGATTAACTGACGAAGAAATAACCAGTCTTGAAAGCATACTGTCTATGCCTATGAGCGAGGTTCCGAGGAGACTGAAATTCGAGATCTATACGACCGATGTTGAACATGGATATGAAACTCGACGAGAGACTATAATGCAACTGATGCAGTTGACGTTCCAAGCTCAGCCACAACTTGTGCAACTTTCGCAAGCTGTCTTTGGACCGCAAGGAATGCAACTTAAAGCCCAATCCCCGGATGCTTGGAACCAACTTCTTGAGATTTACGTAGGAAGCGTAAATTTACTCAAAGAAGCTTATGTCTTCGCGGATTTCAACGATACCGAGAACTACTTGCAGGATGTTTCAAAATGGGAAAAGCTGATACAAGTCTTACGCGAAGCGAACGCACAACAGTTATCGTCACTTGATAGCTTACGGAACCAAAGTCAAGGAGTTATGAATGCAGGAATCGGAAATGGAAATCCGCCGGCCGTCTCTGGGCCAGCTCCAGGCGGAGTCGGACCAGGACCCGTCGGAACGAACCCCGTTGCAGCTACAGCAACAGCAATTCCTCAGGAAAATGGAGGAGCTAGCCCGAGGACTAGTTAGTAGCGAATATTGGGAATTGGTAAGCCTTGTGCTTATTGAAGGTCTTGAGGATGCTAAGGGAGCCTTGGAAAGCGAATCGACCGACGACAAGACATTGCGTGTGCGACAAGGCGAATCGAAAGCGTATCGATCCGCGTACAATCAGTTTTTGAGCTTGTCGAAGGACGTTTCAAAGGAGCAACATGAGTGATATTGTAGATAACGAAAGCCAATCCGAAGATCAGGCCCAAGAACCCGAGTTGGACATTCAAATTGGCGAGCAAACGCCCGAGGCTAAGCCTGAAGTCGTAACGCTAACGCCGGCAGAATTTGCGGCTTTGAAAGCCCAAGGAGACAGCGCTAGCGCGATTCAGAAAGGCATCGAAGGTCTATCTTCGCGTATAAATCCGACATACGCTCCGCCTCCAAATACTGCCAATGCACCGATGCAAACAGCGGAGGAGTATTTCACTGAGCATAGCGACGATCTTTTTGATAAAGAAAAAGGCGCTAAGGTCATGGCGGAATATACAAAGCGGATAACTGAGCGCGAGTATGGACCGATTATCAATAACCTTTCGGCGCATTTTGCGGCTACAAAGAAAGAATTACTTTCTGCCAAAGATCCTATGTTCAAAAAATACGAAGCTGAGATTGAGCAATTGGTAAAAAGCCAGCCGCAAAATATTCAGCTTCAACCGGATGTCTACGATAGAGCTTGGCTGACTGTGAGACAAAAGCATCAAGCAGAAATCGAAGAGGAAGGCATTAATGCTAAAGTCGACGAGAGACTTAATGCAAAGCTTAAGGAACTTGGAATTGATCCAAGTAAGCCCAAAGCTGATCCAAGGCCTCCGGCATATGCAAACAGCGAAGCACGCAGTGGCGGAAGCGCGCCTTCCGCTGGTCGAAAAACGGTTCGTTTACCAAACGAGGAAACGAAGCAAAAGCTTGAGATCGAAGCGCGAAAGCGCGGTCTCGACATGGCTGATCTTTTACGGATCAAGGGATATACATCATAATGGCCAGAACAGCAAGCGTAACTAAGGCTGCGAAAATCAAAACTTCGGTACCTAAATCTCAAGTGATAAACTCGGTTCCGGATAGCGATAGCTTAGGCCAAGTTTATCGCGTAACGGATGCCACTACGCATGAGGAAATCATCCGATACGCAGAACTTCCGGGAGTTGTTCTTGAGTTCGACGTAGTTAAGTTCCAAAAGCTTGACGATGACTTTGTCTCAATGCTTCCAGCAAGCGCCCAGAAAGCTTATTGGCTTACGCTGGCCGAATACGAAGATCGGCGTAAGCTTGCTGATCGTGCCGTGTACGAGGCTACATCTGTCGATCCAATGTCGAAATTGCTTGACGGACCGAGAGGAACGGCAAATCCGCTCGTGCGTGATGCCCTTGAAGTACAACGGCTTGCACCTGAGTACTATTTCACATGGCGAATAGAAGGTGGCCAGGGCGATCTGGATTCCGCCCGAAGAGCTGGATTTCGTGTCATGTGCCGGCCAAAAGACGAGATCGAGCGTAATACTAAATCGCCGATCGAATGGACTGGGGAACGTTGGAAAATACGCGATGGCACTTCGGATCCGATAAGTGGCGATGAAATCTTCAATGTTATGGTTTATATACGTAAACAGGCATGGAAAGATAACCTCGACGCTATGAGTATGGTCAGCCATAACGCATATTCAACGAATAAGAAGCAATTTGTCGAGGGAGTCGATAACCTAAGTCGCGATATGCTATCGGCCAAAGAGCGAATACAAGTAGCTGATCTTGACGAATTACATATTGAAGAGCATACTTTAATTAGAAATGGAACTCGGGTCCAGGAAGATCCGAAGAATTAGGTATCAGGCAACCGAAATAGCCTGAAAGGAAGCTGTTGGAATGGCTAACACGAATACGCCGTATGGCTTTCGTCTATGGTCGCAAATAGGAGCGGGAACGACAACTCCGTTGTCTCCGTCGCTTCTTAAAGTATCATCTGCTACGACGCTTAAGGTCGGTGATCCGGTCAAGTCGTCGCTCGGAGTCGGATACTTGGCAGCCGGAACGAATGCGATATACGGAATCTGCGATTCTCCCGTTCCTGGATGGAACGAAACTGCTACGCAATTGCATTATCCGGACTTGCTGCCTGCCGTAGATTCGAGCATTTGGCGAGTTCAGAGTATCGGAACGACCAACGTAACCGCTGGTTATATGGGCGTAGCGTCAAAGAAGTATCGTATCGGAGGAACCACGTCTGGCTATACCGGTATCGATCTATCGCACTCAACGGGAGGCGTGATGCAAGTAATCGGTCTCGCTCCTGGTTCTGCCTTGGGAACGTATGCTGAGCTTCTTGTCGTCATAGCTCGCGGCGCGTTCTACGGCGCGGCGTAATCTCGCAGCGTAAGGAGAAGCAACAATGGCATTAATGAGCGCTGCGAGGTTATCGCAGCTTTGGGAAAAGGACCTGACGAAAGAGTTCTTCGATGAGTACGAAAGGTGGCCTTCGATTGTCACCGATGTGCTCCATGTAACGGAAAACGGCGCTGATCACTATATTAAAGAAGGCTTGATGGCCTCCTTTGGTGCCGCGCCGCAAGTCTACGATGGGCAGGCATTTCCGTATGATGCTCTGTACCAGGGCCCGGAGAAAGTCGTTTACTTCAACGAGTACGGATTTGCGGCTCAGGCTACCCGAGTCATGATGGAAGACGATCGTCAGGACATCATGAAGAAAGTTGCCCGAGAGCAGGCTAAATCGATGGCGTACACGATTGAGCTTCAGGGCTGGGATTTGATCAATTCCGGTTTTGGCACGAGCCGAGTTGGTATTGATAGCGTAGCGCTATTTAGCTCTGCTCACCCGATGTACGGTCCGCAAGGCGGAACGATATCGAACTTGCTCACCGGATCGCTGTCGAAGTTGAACTTGCAAGCCGCTATGGACAAGTATTCTGCGCTCGTAAACGAGCGGAATATTCCGGTCTACGCGATGCCGCCGTTTACGCTGATCATTCATCCCTCGAATCGATGGATGGCTGAGATACTTGGCGGAAGCGATCTGGATCCGGATAGTGCGGGAAATGCGATTAACCCGGTAAAGTCCAAGTTTAACTTCAAGATGGTACCGTTTCTGACTTCGGCTACTACTTGGGCGCTGTTGGACGAGAAAATGCACGATCTGCGTTGGATTTGGCGTCGAAAGATCAAGTACGAGCCCGCGGTGGACTTTATTACTGGAAACGTACTTTGGAAGGCCCACATGCGTGCGCTTTCGACCTTCTTCCACTGGCGCGGAACTGTCGGATCGGCGGGTTAAGCCATGGCATACGGTAAAACGGTCTCCACGGGCCTTACGAGCTTCATAGGCCCGCCCGACGTAAGCGGAGTCCCGATTGCCAAGGGGACCGGAACAAAGCTCGCCATAGGCTGGAATGGAGCAGGTGCGACGTCAGTGAGCTTTACGATGATAGGGGATATCCAGAAGCTTGGCGGTACGCCTCCGACTGGAAGCTCCTATGGAACCGCGCTGCCGAACACTGACGTGATCAAGAGCGCTTTCTTGGTCAAGATTACGGCGCCCGCCGCTCCGGTTGATGTTACGGACAAGGCGACTATTACCGGGGACAATACGGTAAAGTTGACGGCAATTACTGCCGCGAACGCGTCGAACGCGTACTTGTTCGTAATATTCGATCAGCAAGACAAGATGGGTGCAAAGCGATAGGAGAGCAAGGATATGGGTCAGCCTGAAGGGCAGATTCAGTACTATACCAAGGAGTACAACGCCTTGGATTCAGGGGGATATGCTCTGTTGGCAAATCAGGGCAATCCCCCTGGTGCTCAATTAGGCGAGCGGTGTTATATATGTACGATATGCAATATCGCTTTTCCTGAAAGCAAGATGCGATTGTTTCGCGGAAGATACTATTGCGTTCCGAATGATGATTATAAAGATATAGCGTCGATTCTTAAAGTCGAATGGGCCCGAGGATACAAGCCTCAAGGTCTTGGGACGGAAAGAATCATACCGCCTATCATACGAGGATAAGCTTGTGACTATACCGGGATTAAGTTCGATAACTGCACCGTCTTCCGCGGCTATGCTATGGATTGCGGACCCGAACGCGAGTCCGCAGGACCAGAGCATAACGCTGCCGAACCTGTTCAAGTGGCTGCTGAAGAAGTACCCGCTTCCGCTTGCGTCAAGCGCTTCCCCCTATACCCTGGCCGCTCCGTTCAACAGCCCGTTTCTCGTCACGACAGGGGCGTCGGCGTTTGTGTTCAACCTCCCTGCGGCGACGGGAAGCGGCTTCCAGGTCGAGATCAAGAAGGTGGACTCCGGCGCAGGCGCTGTGCAGATAGCGCCCAACGGCTCGGACGTGATCGACGCGGCCGGGAACAACAGCATCTATCTCGGCTACCGGTGGCAGGGCGTGAGGCTCACCGATGTCGCGGCCAATGTGTGGGAAGTGCAGCCGATAGGAAAGCGGACTGTCGTCTCGGCAACGCTGTCGGGCGTCACGCTCATTGATTCGCTCGACACGGACTTCCTGTTCACAGGAGCATCGACAGTGACGCTTCCTGCGAAGCCCTTCCCGGGGCAGCGGATGACGTTCAAGGCCAATACGGCGGCGACCTCGGTCATAAGCGCGAACTCAGGCCAGACCATCGGAACGACAAGCTCGACAAGCTTCAGCCTCTATGCCCAGGAAGACTACGTCACGCTTGAGTGGGATGGCACGGGCATCTGGTATGTCGTTGCGACGAATGGCCCTATATATAAAGTTATACAGACAACTTCTGCTAGTTTGTTTCTTCCGGGTGGCTGGCGAATACTGGGCGATCCATCTTTGGGCACGTTACAACCGGGAGTATATAACTTTGAACTAGACTTAACTGTGGCGCTTATGGCCAATTCGGATTCAGAAATAGCATTTGCGATAGGAAATGGCACGACGCCAATGGTACAAAGATCTTGTTTAGCATCTATCGTGTCTGGAGATTCTTGGTATCCCCTTCATCTAGCTGAAAGAAACTATAAACTGTCCTCCGCTTCGGTTATTCGAACATTATTCTTTCCAAATAAAGAAGGTTTAGTAGGTGAAGTTATGTTTGATTCTACAAGAATCGTAGGCCAAATAACTGCGCAAAGAATAGGATGACCTAGGAAAACAAATGCAGTGGTCAGGAACCATATCGATAGCAACGTTGGTCAGCTTAATCATAGCTATTATCGGTTTCGTTTATGCTATGGGAAAGCTTGTAGCTCGATTCGAAGTCATAGAGAATCGAGTTATCGAAGACCGAGAGACGAACTCGAATCAGCATAATGAGTTCTACGGAACGACACGAAATGTCGAAGGTATCAAGGTTGAGATAACAAATTTGGTCAAGAACGTGGACGAGATGCGAATAGACGTAAGGGAGATTCTTACTCGTCTTCCGGGAGATAGATGATATGAAAGTACTTTGGAAACGAGACGCAGGCTTGCTAACGTATGATCGAACTGACGGAACAGAGATAACCATTCCGGTTTCTTGTATCGTTCGAAACGAGATCAACGGTTTAAGAAATGTTCTCGAAGCTCCTGTTTATACTGAGAATAAAGATGCAACCAAGGGAAAACCATATATGCCAAGAGCTTTTCCAAAAGGTCTTTGGCATATCGTAGCTATGTTGCGAAAGATCGATCCTTACGAAGCGCCGTACTTTGTTTCCACTGATGCGCATCAAAGTGTAACAGTATGGAGCGAGGTTTACTCGCAAAATGATAATCGAACAGTTCACTATGGAATACCATTGCGTGAACAGATTGAAGACTATGGATACGGCTTTCATGATTCAATTTCCCTATCGACACTTGGTTGCGGACGGCATAACACAGATAACGTATGCGCTGACGCAGTTCCAGGAACGCATGAAACATTCGAAGGAAGGCTATTTCGAACTTACGTAAAGCTTGCACTTGAAGATGGCCCTATTCCCTTGGAGGTAGTCTAATGGCAGCTAAAACGCCAAGCAACGGATTCTTGAAACTAACGAATAACGATACGTTTGATACCCCATCACCGTATCATGTATTTCAGCCTAGAGCACTTGAATGGTCCGGAGCTACCGCGGCTGGACAGCACGCGGCGATCGTAGATATCAATGGAACAACCGTATGCTGGCTTACTGCAAGCGGTAACGGAGATCACGTGGTTCTTGATGGGCACTATTGGGGCGAGTCTCGTCCCTGGCATACTCCGGTAACGGCTACTATGTCTGCTGGAGCGATCTTCATCGTAGTTTAAGGAGTAAAGAGAAATGACTAAGAGCATGGAAAGCAAAATGGCCAAGATGAAAGCCGAAGACAAGGCTGAGAGCAAAACGAAAAAGCGCAAAGCTCCGGCGAAAAAGATCAAGTCCAAAGCTAAAGGAAAAAAGAAATAATGCCCTTGGCTAAAGGAAAGTCCAAGAAAGCGACTGAAGCACGCTTTTCCGAGTTTCGACATGGAAAGACTTATGCGAAAACAGCAAAGAAGTTCGGAAAAGCAAAAGCGAACAGGCAGCTGGAAGCCGTAGCTCTTGGAGGAAAACGAAAGAAATCCAAGGCTAAAGCTAAAGCCAAAAAAGGCAAATAATGTCGTATACTGTTTCGGATATGATAGTCGAGGTTTTCGAGAACCTCGGCGAATCATCGGATCTTTACCCTTACGGTGCCACTTATGGCACCGTTGATCTTACTACGCAAGGATCAGTTCGGTTACTGAAATGGCTCAATCGTGCGTATAGAAAAGTAACACAGACACAATTATCCGACGGAACTTTTATTCGATTCAGGTCTCTTGAAAGGCATGCTTTTTTCACGAATACCGTTCTTGCGTTGACTGTAGCCGCTGTTCCGGCTCCGAATCAAATACAGATTACTGGGTTGCTTCCGATAGCGAATAAGTATTCGAACTGGATCATAGATCTAGGTGCAATAAACGCAAACGCACAAGGAACTGAGCAACATTTGATTATCGGAAACGACACGACAACGCCGCCGATACTTACTCTCGCAAATCCGATAACAACCACACCAACGATAGGATCAACTGTAAACGTGTACAAGAAATGGTGGGCATGCTCGCTTAACTCTGGCGCAAACTACCATGCGGGTGAGTTTATTGCTATCGACCCGAAAGAAGATTTTCTTTCAGCATTATGGATATACGATATTCAATCTATGCGAGATATAAAGCGATATGAAGAGAAAGCCCCGTTGAGAAAAAATGTGCTTACGCAAATTTATCCTGGAATGTTTTGGGACTTGGAAACTCCAGCTGGAGGTTGGAGTGCTTCAGGCATAGGTGGAGGAATCGAGTTTGATGTAGCTCCAGTAAACAATCTTGTTTTTGAATTGCATTATTATGGACTTAATGAAGAACTAAAACTTGCAGATCAAAAAATAATGATTCCAGATCAGTTCTCGGAAATGATAATCAAATGGGCGACAAAGACCGGAATGCTTAGAGACCGAGAATGGGATGCGGCATACGCATTACGAAAAGAGTTCGAGACCGACATGCAAACTGCCATACAAGATGGCGCAATGCGTTTTGAGTACGATCAACCTTACTTATGGATCGATAAATAAGTGAAGTTATGCTATGGCCGATGCTAATTTTCCACCTGTCAACCCGATAGATCGACCAAATCAATATCAGAAAGGATTCTATCCGTTCTCGGCGTTCTCGTCTGACGATCCTAACGTAACGGCTAACCCGGTATTGAGGCTTATTCCACCGTGGAGATTTTCAGCTGGAGCGCCAATTGAGCCGCTTTCTTCTTCTGTGACTGCAAATGCAACTGTTACTTTGCCTTCGACGTATCCTTCGCAGTATCAGATATACATACCCGCTGCGTATCTTGTTGCGTATTCTGGTGGGCCATATACATTAATAATTACAACTGGCGTTTCGGGAAAAACAACAGTTCTTGTTCCAATATGCAAAAATGGCGACACGCTTCTATCGGGAAGTTTACTATTCAATATTTATGTCGATACTACAGGCAACGTTACGAGCGATGCGTGGTCGATACTGGCGTCTAATGCTCGAGGATCATATTCGGCACTATCAAATGGAGAAATGGAAGCACGTATAAGAGCAGTTTCTGAGGCTAATGGATCAGCAGGTGCGGGAGCCCCATGTCCTTATTATGGATTAAAAACATGGGGATTTCCTGCTGTTTTTAACACTATAGATTATGTAGATTCTGTTCCAAGTACATCTCCCGGACCAGATTGTATAGGGGGATATGTTCAAAGTGTAAATCAAGCCTCAGCTCAACTAATAGTGTATCAGTCGGCTAATTCGGCTATCTATATTTTAGGGTATGCTAAAGGAAGATGGAGAACATGAAGTTAAAATATATTCCCTTAAATTGCATCGACGAAGATAGCGAGATATTAGCTGTTAATGCGTCGACGATTAAAATAAATGGGACGTTCTATGTATTTCAAGGAACAATATTCGACAATCTTTCCGTACAGAAAACGTCGAATAACTATATCCAGTCAGTAACGTTCGACGGTTCAATATATAGCATTTCAGTTTTAAGAAAATATACGAAAAACAATTCCGAGTGGTGCGATCTTAGCTATGTCGACATGTCGGATAAATATACAAACGAAACAGTAGCGAATGCTATCATAATCCAAGGAGAAACATAATCATGGCCCGACAAGGATCTCCATCGCCAATGTTCTCCATGGGATTGCCTACCCCTCAACCGATCGTTATGCGACCGTTGCTTGGAATAGATTGGATAGCTTCGGAGCTTAATGCAATTCCTGGATCGTTGCTTGATGCCCAAAATGTCGTTGTAAGACCTAAAGGTCTATATCGCATTCCAGGATATGACTCTTTTCTAAGCTCCGCTGCGTGGATTCCAGCAGACAATCCTTGTATAATGGCTTCCGGATGGGGGACTAACGGAGTTCAGTATCCGTTTTTATTTACTGAGAATTACATATTTCTTTGCTCTTGGACCAATGGATATGTCCGTGTTCCGTGGACTTATTCTGCTGGAACTATATCTACAACGGGAACAGCGGCTGTAGGAATAGGAACGCTTTGGAAAACTTTAGGAATCAATACTGGCGATAGTATAACAATTGCGGGTGTTACATATTTGATAGATCTAGTAAACTCGGATACAAGTCTTACATTGCATACAAGTGCCGGATCTCAATCGACGCAAGCGTATAGCATTTCGCGTTTACTCGGTGCCGGGAACAATTCTACCGTAGACTCGTGCGAAGTTCAGGATATAACGCTAGGCGACTATCTTGTCGCAACAGCGCCGAATAATCAGATGGTCATGATTATTCCTCCGACGCAAGCAGTTTCTAACTTGACAGCAACAGCGGCTAAACAGCCTGCATCGGGCGGATTTATGGCAAACTGTTGCGCATACTTTGTAGGCCGGGTATTTGCTGGAAATTTACAAGATGGCTCGCTTGGCTCGGCTCGAACTCGTATTAGATGGAGTAAAACTACTGACACGACTGACTTCAGCGATGCAACGGCATACATAGACTTACTCAGTCAAGGAAGTGGATTCTCAGGCTCGATACAAAGAATGATGCCCATGGGAACGTTGCTCGTAGTTTACTTAGACGATGCGATATTTGTCGGATCACCAAGTAATACGCCAAATTTGCCACTAAGCTTTCAACAGCTGCCTACGGGAAGAATCGGCATTGCCGGACCGAGAGCGGTTTCAAGCTTGATGCTTCCAAGGACTGAAGAGAATACTTATGGAATAAATACCACAGGACACTTTTTTGTCGGATTCGATAACGTATACTTTCTTTCGTCCTCAAGTCTTGCGCTAGAACCTATAGGAAATAGAATTGTTCGCGAATCTATACTTCGATGCCTTTATCCTAATCGAATACAAACTTCGGTTGATTGGCAACGAAAACGGGTCAGATTCGGATTTCCTAGGTCTGGACCGAATATCGAAAACATATTCGAATACGATTGGGAAACTAAGGAATGGTCTTACGAATTTCGAAATACTTGGATGCTTGCCGATCCTTTGCTGACTCCGCCAGTAAACGTCGTCATGACTACCGTAACGCTTGTAACTATGACAACGGTACTTGGAATAAGCATGAGTCCAAGCCCCTCGGCGAATACGATTCTGCGTGCTCATTACATAGAACAAAACGGAAGGCTTTGGAACTCATCGACGAATGAGAACGCGGTCAATCCTGATGGAACAGCTAATCCAATACAAATCGAAACGATGGATTATGACGAAGGCGCAGCGGGAATGGTAAAGTTTTGGAGAATGCTTAGACTCAAAATAAGTTACGATCCGGAAACGATACCGAATATCGACATCGTATTCGCTATTAGCATCAGTCTCGACCGCGGAAGAAGCTATAGGCCGATCGGGAACATGACTATAAAGCAAGGAAACGACGAAGGTTATGTAAACTTTAGAGCTACCGGTCCGCATATCAGATTTTTGATAACGTCGGTTTCCGCTGTTACGCCATACTATATAACAGAACTTACGCGTCTTGCGTCTATTCGTGGCGTTCAGTCTTCGCTTAGGCAGCAAAATGCGATACATTAAGCTAATCGATGTTGACGATGATTTTGTTTCTAGCCTATGGACTAAGGTTGAGAATGCTGGAAGCTTTTATTCAATCGGGGACGGATATTCGAAAGAGCATTTACGAAACGTTCTTTACGCAAGCAACTTTGTTCTTTCTTGTCCTGAAGGAATAATTCGCTTCGAAATACATTCAGATTTTGTCGAGGCGCATACGATGATCTTTGGACATTCAGCATTTTCCTATCTATCCGATATTGCAAGCGATATTGAAGAGCTAAAAGCTTCATTCTTTCCAGATAAGCCCTTATGCTGTATAATACCAGCCAAGATGAAGAGCTTCTTAAGGCTCGTCAAAGCTATTGGATTCGCGCCTGAAAGTACCTTTCTTAGGCTTCTTTCTGGCCGACCGATTACTTGTATAAAGTTCATATGGAGGAAGACAAATGTCTAGTCCTACAGCTGCTCCAACGCTGACAACGACCGGGCAGACGAGCGCATCGCAATACGGCTTTGTCGATCCACTTGGGTCGTCGTCGTCGCTTCAAAATGCCCTGTATGGCACCAACGGAGCGCTTAACGGCGACGCTTTGAGCTTGTACAAGAACAATGCGGATAGCGTCATGAACACGCTGTCAGGCCTTTCTGGGCCGTTACAGAAGACATTGTCGGATACTGCGACATATCAGGCTAATAATGCTCTAAACGCAACCGGATCCAACTTTGCCAACATGGGAGCATTAGGTTCTGGAGCTGCTGCACAAGCCTTCGGGCAGGCTATTGCGAATCCATTTGCGCAAGCCCAGGCGCAGCTTCAAAACTCACAGTTGACTACAGCTTCGTCGGCTTTAAGCAGTCTGCTAGGCGCAAGTACAAATGCCTATGGAAATGCGCTCCAAGCTGGATCAAGCCTTATGAATAATACTTCGGGCCTTGTTGCACCTACGACGATTACCAATCCTGAGTACACGGCGCAGGCTGGAAAGCAACAAGCGGCTACTCAAGGACTAACAGGCGGTCTTTCGACTGCTTTAGGTGGTCTTACTGGCGAAGCGGCCGGAAAAAAGGCAGTACAGACAAAGTAAGGAGAAATTATGCCCGCACCGCAACCACAGTTTACTGGACAGACTCCCTCGGAAGCCGTAGGGCAGGCTGAGGACTTTGGATCGAAATGGGCTCAAATAGTCTCACAGGGTGTACAGGAAGGAGTGAGAGCGCACCAGTTTAATAAACAATTAAAACAAGTAGCTGACCTTCAAGCTCAAGCTGAGCATGCGTCGAGCGATCAGCTAAAGATGCAATTGCTTCAAAGGGATATTTCGACAAAGATGACCGAGGCAGGTCCTGGAAACGAGGCCAAAGTTTTTAGCGAGAATGAACCATTAGTAAAACAACTCCTCAAGTTCTATTCCAACGGAGATGAAGTTCTAGCCAATTCAATGTACGAAGGCATTTCAAAGAAGTTTGTCGAAGACATGGCGCCCTCGGATTTGCTAAAAAATGGCTATATGGGTTTCAGTTCTGGTCAAGAAACGCAACCAAATACTAATCCTAATACTGATACCGTTGCGCAACCTTCGACTGAAACTCAACCCAATACGCCTAGTACTGGTGCACAGACTCAAACTCAGGCACCTACTGCTATTCCGACAAAAGATACTGACTTTACTCCAGATGTTGTAAAACAAGTTGCGTCCAATTCAGATCTCATGAATCAGTTTAGAGACACGCTCAAAAAACAGAAACCCAATGATGCCAATTGGTCCAATGGTATTGATAAAGCTTCCAATGAGGCATTGATAAATAATAATAAGATTACCCTAATGGGACTAGGAAAAGCTTCCGGATCCACGGGCACTTTATCTCAATATGCAAAGGCGCTTCCGACTGGAGCTAAGGCTGCTATCGCTAGCCAAGCGTTCTCAAAAATCGAAACTGGTGACCCAAATGTTCCAATAACGAATAAAGAAAAAGTAGCTATGAATGGCGCAGCGCAATCTACGCTCAAAGTCTTGGATAGTGCGCAGACACGAGCTTATCTCGCCAACGGCGGAAGTAAAGAGGTGCTCGATCGGGCTGCAAAATCTCTTAACAATGCTATAGCCGCTGATCCAGATTTAGGCCAATATTTCAAGTCTACCGAAGGTCTGTCTCCTAGAGACGCAGCGGCATACGGTGCGCAAAAAGCGGCCGCTTTTGAAGCTTGGAAAACAGTAAGCCAACTTGGAATTGACAAAGAAAAAGCCGATGCAGACATGATACGAGCAACGACAGAACGGGATAAGATTACGGTTCAAAAAAGAACCGATGCGTTGACTTTTGTTCAAAACTCAATTAAGAGCTGGAGCGAGATGGACGAAGTTATGCGAAAAGATTTGACAACGCAGAATAAGGGAATAACGGATACGCAAATAGACGCAGAAAGGAATAGACGGCTACAAAATCCAAACGACGCGTATACTGCTGCTTATGGCCTTGCAGCACAGGCGCTCTCGCAATACTCAGGAATGCCTATTGGTGAAGTGAAAGCCAAGTTAAATGGCTCTTCATGGACCAAAGCAATAGGCGCATTCTTTACCGGGGAAAAGCTTAATCCTACAGTTGATAGCGCATCGATTCCGACAATGCCGGATACTATTAATGGGAAAGGCGTAGCAACTCCTAATGGATTACCTAGTACTACTACTGTTCCTGGATCAAGTTCTAGCACTACAACTATTGAGTCTTCGAAACCTGGAACGGTTGATCCCAAGTATCAACAGCAACTGAATAAATGGACTCGGTAGCATATGGACCAAAATCTTTCTAACATATTCTCGCAAATGAATTCCGATCCGGACTTCATATCACTTAATTACCAGCAACAGTTCAACATAAGAGCTGCTGTTGCTGGTAAAGTAGCCGCTCAAGATGTCAATTTTCAATTGCTATCTCCTGATCAGCAACAGTCCATAATATCTCAATCAGCATTTCAGTCGCCTTCGCTTCAAGATAAGAATCTCGAGAATATTGTAAACGGTATTGTATCTAAGGCTAAACAAGGCGATCAGCAGGCATTAGAGAACGTAAACGAGTTAGCAAACATGAATGCTTCTGCCCGGTCATCGACTATCATTACTGCCGCGGCAAAGATACAAGCGAGTTTATTTCCTGGATTCGCTGCGGCACAATTCGGATCAAGTCCGGAAAGCCTTACAGGATCAAGTTTGAAAAGCTTAATGGACGGAAATGACGCAGCTAAGTTGTCTATTTACTTTGGCGAGCTTCCTGATCGCGATCCTATTTTCGCTCAAATGAAACCGACGAGTACTAAAATACTCGGCTTTGTCGACTTTCCAACAGGCGGAACAGCCATAGCCGCTTCGGTAGGCTCGTTGATAGACTCTATTCCGTTCATAATGGGTCCAGCAGGGGCCGCGGAAAAAGCTGGTGTTGGCATTGCCAAGGGTATTGCTGAAAAGACCGCTTCAAGATTTATCGCGACCGGGAGTAAAATAGTCATCCCAGCATTAACGTCAACAATAGGCGCCGGCATCGGCCAAGTTGCACAACAGAATGCCTTAGCCGCTGTTAGTAGTAACCCAGACTTGTATACAAATACGGCGAATAAAATCGCTTCTACTTTTGGCCAAGGAGCGGCAGTTAACTTTATGCTAGCGCTTGGATTTCGAGCTATTCCAAGTGCGATAGTTACCGGAACAAGGACAGCCAAGAAAATATTTGGCGGTCAGGTAATAGATAAGACTTTAGCTTCGACCGGATCTTTGTGGTGGAAAAAAGCTACTGATCCAAGTGCGCTAGACGAAGCAGTACGAGCTTCCGGTGGAACTCCCGGTATTCCAACAGAAAATGTATTGTCGCTTAATCCTTTCGTGCGAGATTCGACTTGGATTAGAAACTACGCCACTGAAGCCGCATCACGCGATATGTCTACGTTAGATCTAAGGCCGCTGGATCAAATAGCGATTGCGTCTAACGATATGCCCGATGTTATTTTTGCGCCTAAAGATTGGTCCAAACCTACGGATAGTGGATTCAATATTTGGGAAACAAAGGTAGACAAGGTAAACAAGAAGCTTACGTTCTTGAACACAGGGGAAGCGGATAACTTAGGCGATTTGAGATCTAAACTTTCCGACATGTTCTCGTCAAGATTCGACGGGATAAACGACGCGTCGAGACCAAATTCCATGGTAGCTTCGCAAACGTTGATAATACAAGGAAAGCTTCAGGCGTTGAATGCTAAAGCATACGATCCGTTTCCAGAAATAGTCGACAAAGGTTTCACTAGGCCAAGTTTACGCGGATATCTATCTCCTACAGAGGCCCAAGACGCTGCTTACGCGTCGATAGCAAATGGCGGACAGGCATATCACGTTAAGCTCGATCTGACATCTGATATGGTAAACCGCATTGCGGATAACAAACCATTCATGATTGACGGAACGCCATTAAAAGCGATGTCTGTCGCTCCGGAAGAAGCCAATGCCCTGGCAATCATAGCGCATCCGGCGACTCCGGAGGCTTTGAGAGCCTCGCAAGTATTCGTACTGAAGTCAATAAAGGAAAACGCGGGCTGGACTGAAGCTGAAGCAAGGAAGTTTTTTCTTGTCCAAAATGGTTTTGACGGCTATTTCGACGCAAACACAGGCATGATTGAAACCTTGTTCCCGTCGAGAATGAAGTGGATTACAGATCAATTTGATAAGTCTACGGGAAAGCTTTTGCCTAAACGAGCTCAAGACATAGCTAATTCTGGCGCTCTTGGCTCTAAGATAGCATTACAAGCGAAAATAGAAAGCTCTATTGGAAAAGAATCGCTTATAGCCAATCCGCAAGTCTTAGCCAATATTGCGACGTCCAAGTTCAAAGGAACGTTGGATCCAGTTTCAGTTCAGAACTTCGTAAAGCAAATATCGGATGCCAAGGGAATTGATAACGCAGGAATACAAGTTCGAAGAATAGCTGGAGCTACAGATTTACTTGGAAAAGATACAAAGCTTTCTTCGAAAATAATCAAAAATGCCGACGGAAGCATCACAGTAAATATACCTGAGAGAATAACAAGCTTTACGGCACAGAAAAAATTCGTAAACGATATGATGTCGGGAATTGACAAAATAGGCATAAAGAATGCGCCCGAAGGAAAGTTCGAGGCAATCCGATCACGACAACTTTCTAAAGCAATCGATGTCGCACCTTCAAGATTCGTACTCCCTTTCGAAAATGAAGCGGCAAACTTGACTTGGCTCCAATCGATAGCTAAGAGTGAATTTGGAAATGCAAGTTTGGTAAAAAATCCTCATGGTGGATATGCTCTCGTCGATGCATCGAACAAGGTCCAAGGTACTTTTAAGGATTTGTTTGAAGCACGTGATTCCATGTTCACAGCGTCATTGGATGAAAAGTTTATTCGTGGAGACTTGTACAAGCAAGGATATAAGCTGACCGGAAAGAAAGGCTCTACGTATACGATATCCGGACCTGGAATAAAGACTTCAATAACTGGAAACAGTATCCAGGATTTGTTAAAACAGATCGATTATAAACCGTCCAAGATTTCTAATCGATTTGCACCAAGAGACGTAGAAATAACTCCGGATAAAACTATAGCTACTTTTGACGGAAAATCGCTTATAGCCAATCCGCATGACTTAGCTAACGCTATGGCTAAGTTCGAGAATCCTGACGAACTTGCAAATATGGTAAACGTAGTTCATAGAAATACTGGCGATGCGTTCAAGGTTTCGGATAACTACTTCCGTGTTGACGTTCCGAATCTTGGTTTAACTAAGTACTTCGGAAGCATCGACGAGGCCAAAGCGTTTTTAGATTCCGATCTTGGCAATATCAAGAACTTGAAGAGCATTGCGTTCAGTAAAAATCTGTCTCTGTTCTATAACAATGCCAACGGTGGATTTATTCTTAGCGATGGAACAAACATACTCAATGCTGCTTCGAAAGACGATGTAATGAAAATTTTTCGAAGCTATCCCGATGCTCCTGGAGCCAGAGAAGTCTTTTCTGCTCTTGATCCACAAGCCGATGCACAAGTAAAGGACGTCATCTCGAAGCTCGATCCGAATATTAATAAGGAATGGAAATCGAGTGATTTTGGAAAGAACATGCATCGGTGGAATACAGGCATGGTTGATCCAGATATTCCTGAAAATATTCGAAGATCGTTACTTGCTGACGTAGGCCATGCGATAAGAAACTTCTCATCGTCGCATGATCGATTTACTGAGGGAACAATAAACCAAGAACTTGGACTTAAGCAACTTGGTATGCATCGTGGATCGGTAAAGCGAGGCTGGGAAGCGCAACATCTACAAACATCTTGGGATGATAAAGTTATTATGAATATTTTCTCCGACGAGCATGGAAGAATAATGCCTATAGAACGACGCGAGGCCATCATAGCGTACAAGGAAGCTCAAGGAATGCCAGAGAACTTGCCACGGGCAAAGGCTATTTATGGAGAACTCTCTTCTCATGAGCAAGCGCAACTTGCCCGATTCAATACGTATTCAGATAAGCTATTTGAACGTTTTTCTATCGATCCTGATACTTACGTAAAAGGATTCGTTTCTCATGTTAGACAATATGTGATGAATAACTGGGAAGAATCCTCTATCGCAGTAAGCGCTGACGAGATCCTTCAGAAAGCTTACAATGGAAATGTTCCACCTAAGATAAGCGCATACTTTCGAAACGAGCGTGCAGAAGCAATAATCGACGCTACCATGGAAAACGATCCAATAAAAATATTCCACCATTATGTAGATCAAGGCAACAAGGAAATGTTCCTCAAACAACCGATGCAGGATATGCTTGATTACATGAGAAACAATAAAGATAACATTCCACGAGACGTAATCGGACATGTGATGTGGGATTTACACTCAATGGCAGGTTATCACGAGATAGAAGGTATGGCACAAGCAGAAGCGTTACTCGGTGCAATACATAAGAATGTTCTAGCGCGTATTCCGATTGTTAATAAGTTCCTTAAGCCTACAGACGCTGCTACGGGAACCAATATGTTTCGTGATGTCATGTCGGTACCATATATTGGATTGATAGGATTCAGAGCTTGGCCGGCAGTAAGAAACTTAATTGGAGTATATCAGACTTTAGCTCCAAGAATAGGTATAGAACCTGTAGCAAATGCTTTGGCTAAAGTGATCGGTCCCAAAGGAAAAGATATCCTACTTCGACTTCGATCTGAAGGAACGTTACTAAATAGCATACCATCTACAATTGAGCTTAGTTCCGGAACAGTTTCCAAAATAGCTCGTAAAACATCGAGTTGGATATCTTCGTCTGACGACTTGGTTCGTGCAACGGCTGCGATTACGGGCGAAAATATGCTAAACGATGGAATAAGAAACTGGAATAATAATGCTTTCAAGGGCGACATACAAAAGTTCAAGAACTTTTCAGGATTGAAGTCAATTCAAGTAACAGATAGCGCACTCGTAGATAAGATTGCTGAGCTCGCCACGTCAGGAGATGCGCTTAAGATACAAGAAGCTAAGCAACTTTTTGGTAAAAAGCTAGCTGATGAAACGTCGCCTGAGTTTGCACAATATGCGCAGCCGCATATGTATTCCGGAAACATACTTGGATATCTAATCGGCCGCATGGGAACTTGGTCAACATTGTATCGAGAGAACATTTATCGTGGATGGCAGAATGCTCAAGGAATCGCCGATAAAGCCGCGTTTGCAACTCGATTTATGTCTGTTGGATTGGGTATCGCCGGAGGATGCGCGCTACTTGGAATCAATGGCAATGACTTTATTCCTGGATATGGTGGACTATTTGGCGGCGGTCCGCATTCGCAAATGGCTATAGACGCATTACAATCACCAAGTACTTACGCTCAAGGAACCGCGGCTAGAAAAAGTCTTGAAAAAGCACTTCTATTCACAGTTTACAACGAAAAGTCAGGACAACTTGAGCTTAATTATCCAAGTTCCTTGCCTGGATCGCTCACAGCGCATTATGGAAAGCAATTCCTTGATGCCATGGACCAAGGCGACTTATGGAAAATGATTCTGGCTGCGACTTCTACGCCGATTCGGAGATAGGTTACTCGTTTGGATACTGCATTCCAGGAGATCCATGGCGTTCTACTTGTACTCGCCCATGCTTTTTGTCGTGGCACTCTCGACATAGTATATGAAGATCGTATGTCTTAGGGAATCCGTTTTTTCTTAGCCAAGCGTAAAATCTATTTCCTCCAGGAGATTGATGACCATAATGGAATACTAAATCTCTTTGCTTATTCCCTCCGCCATTGATATGGTCAAGCTCGAGAGATTCAATATTTTCATTATTACACATAGCGCATTTTCCACCGTATGCGGCAATTGTTTCTTTTTTGAGCTTAGCTCTATATCGCTGTTGCCGCTCGCGTTTTGCGCTTGGATGTGATTTATCCCACTCAACACTCCGTTTTCCGGGCATTCGATATCTCCTTGATGCGTTTTGCGAAAAGCTCGATCGATGGAATTATCGCAGTAATTTCGTAAGCTGGATCGGGAAAAGCGATCTTTCCTTGTAATGCTGCGCGCTCGGAATAACGATCGATCAGGTATTTATATTCAACGAGATTCTTAGTCTCAAATACTTTGCCTTCAATATCTTCAAGGCTAAGGTCAAGCTTTCGTAAATCAGGCAGCAATCGTAAAATCTTTGCCGCTTGCTTTCGCCGGCGATAAAAATAGCATTTTACCGTGTCAGCACTGGCGCCAGATAGCCTTTCAATTTCTTTCAATCCGCCGTAGAGAGCGATCTCTGGTATTTCCTTGCTATGGTCTTGGAGCCAAAGAGCAAAGTTTGAGTAAAGTCTTTTCGGATTATACGATACTTTTTCGGGCATAGAAATCCGCTTCTGTTGTGGAATGTGGTATCGATCCAGAACATTCTTAACCGTATCCTTGGAAATGTTACACGCTTTTCCGACGAGCCTTAGACTTCCAAAGTGCGCATAGGCCGCAAGAACTTTCTGGACACTTATGCCACGGCGGACAATTTTCAATTCTTTTCGATCATATTCATCGCTCATGTTATTTCTCCTCGCCTTCGGTTCCTAGCCAACGCTCTCCACACCATTTGTATATTTCCTTAGTATTTGTACTCGGATAGCTTCGTATAGATCCATTCAATAATATCTCGATTTTGCCTTCTTCACTGAGCATCGTCAAGCCTTCTCGTAGCTCGGCAGCAGTAAACTTACCATGACGTTGGAGCTTTATGCGTTCAAGCTCATTCCGCGTTCGGATGTATTCCTCAAGTCTACCGATAAACGGTTTCATGTCGCCCTCGAATCCTCGGACCATAGGCAATGCTTGGAACCAAGTTTTCTTGATAATCATAATCGCATCTTTTACATCTTGAAGATCGATGATTCTATCTCTCGAATCGTATCGTTGTACTCGAAGCAATAACGCAACCTTTAGCACAAGAACGTTTACTCGACTTTTCAATCCTTGATATTGCGAATCGGATTCGAGCTCGTCTCGCCATCGATCATACCAGCGATTATAATACTCATCTGCATCAGGCGACATATCGAACTCGCCGATAGTATTTCGAGCTATCCACTCAAGACGTTTAGATAACTCATCTTGCGTCGGGGCGCTGGGAACAGTTCTCGGTCTAGCAAAGCGTCTTCCTTCGGTCTTAGGACAATAGACAAGCACCGTTCGAGATAGAAAACCATCGCTTCGTGTGCCTTCATTGAGACTTGATCGAAAGCCAGTAAGCGTTGTTCCGGCAATCAACGTCGTATAGAGATACTTAAGCTCGACTCGCTTACGTTTTACTGTCCGCCAAGAAAACGGTCGCTCGCAATCGTAAAGAGCTAGAAGATTTTCCATGAGTCCGGTGTTATATTTTTGTTGACCCGCAAACGTAGCGAACTCATGCGCGATGATCGCTGCTTCGGAAGTCTTTGAGTACCATAAGGGTCGATTTGTCTTTGGGTCAATTTTGCGCTCACCCTTAGCGTCCTTGAAGTAAAACCCTTGTACACCTTTTGGCTCCTTAGACTTTGGATGCATACCTTCGAGAAGAGCTTCAGGACTGGCCTTGTCCGCGACGATATTTATAGTTTTCATAATTTTGAAATCCGGATCGTCGATAAAATCCACAAAGTGCTCTAGAATCTCAGTTGCGTCATTGATCGCCTCGGTCTTGTGCGCTATTCCTGGAGGACCGACAAGGATGCAATAGAAATTGGCCCATAGACGCTTGGGTCCGAACTTTATCCAGGCTTCACGTTTTACGGTCGAAGATAAAATAAACAACGTTGTCCATATCGTGAATAAAGTTGTTATCTCTTTTCCTCGATGACGGTAAACGCAATCGGTTATAAAGCCTTTTCTTTTTGGCAAAATATCGTCATCCGGATCGGAATTCCAGAATACGTGTTTATCCTTCGATTCATCGAAGGGAATTGGCGCATCGGCTGCGTTAAGCTTAGACTTTGGCAAGCTTGGCGTTGGCTTTCTTCGTATTGGTCCACTTTTCATAGCTTACCATTTCCCCTAGTGATGCTATTGAAACTTCGATATCGACAGGAAATACGATATCTCTGTTCCAGAGATGACGCGGCTTTTCCATAATGCTTTTGAGCTTTCTAGCACAAGTGTCAACGTCTTTAATCAAACATTCGATTACGATTGAGTCATGAACCATGGATACAAGCTTCCAGTCTTCATGCTTAAGGCACTCTTCGTACATGTCGATTAAACTTTCGTTCGCAATATCGCCAGCAGCAGATTGAATACGAGTATTTATTCCTTCGCGAGCTATCTCTTCGAACGTTCCAAGAAAAAAGCGCTTTCTTCCAGTTGCTGTGACGCATGTTCGCGTATCGCAAGCGGTTTTGGCCGCTTCCTTGAAACCGGCATTCAATCCTGGATGGGCTTCAAAGTACTTACGATCGGCTGTTCTAAATTGTGCCATAGTCAAGTTTACTTCAGGAACCTCGGCGCTTACTTTTTCGTATATCCCCCGAACTCCGCCACCGTATGACCGACCAAAAACGAATATTTTAGCCGCACGGCGGATTGTTTTCCAGTCCTTATGCGTCTTGTCTATGTTAAACATTACCTTTGTATTCTCGTCGTGGATGTTTTTTCCTTCGGCGAACATCTTTTGCAACGGTTTGTCGTCAAAGTCAAAGGCCATTACGCGCAATTCTAGATTTGAAAAATCACCCTGGACAAAGGCATGATTAGCTTCAGGAACGAATACTTTCTTCGCTTCAGGGGGAATGTTTTGTGCGTTCATGTTACTCGTCCCCGCCTGAAGCTAATCGGCCCGTTGCGGTTCCAAATATCTTATACAACGGGTGCACTCGACTATCGGGACCGGTACCAAAATCGGTATAGGTTGACAAAAGCTTTGCCGTTTTTTGGCGCTTTTCAAACAGAACGAGTACAGAGCGTAAAAGTTCCAGTTCCTCGAGTCTTTTCTTATGCTCTATTGTAGGCTTTCTAAACTTCGAAACCATTTCAATCTCGGTTGTCGCAGCTAATCGACAGAGTAATAATGCTTTTGCGTCTTTCGAAAATCCTGTCTTATTGCGTTTAGTTTTAGACTTGGACTTAGCCAACGGTTTTACCGTATCGTAAAACTTTACTTTAGATTCGAGCTCGGAATACTTTTTAGTGCTCTTCTTTTTACCACAGTTATCAATATCATAACTGTGATATTCTTCTAGCCATTTTTGCATGCTTCTCGGAAGTTCTCCATAAAACCAATACGATAAGTGATGCGGGCTTTGAAGACTAAAGTCTTCGGGAAGCTGGCCCAAAGTTCGTAATTGTAATTCATAATCAGCAAGTTCTTTTTCAAGCTCTTTTTTCCATTTTCTAAGCCTATTTCGATCAAGCAATAGGCCATTGTATGTTAATTCAAGCGTAGGGCGGATAAGTCTTAGCGAGTAATTATAATAGATATGCTCTGTCCCGGTTTCTTTAAGGTCTTGCAGAAGCGGTGATAATATTTGATGAAGTACCACTGAATCTCGGCAATTATAGGTACGTAATTCAATATCAGGCGTTTCGCGCATTCGCGGAAACTTGAGTTTAATGTCTTTCCAGAAAGGCGTTGCTCCATATATGGAAACGATATATCCGAGATTGTGCGGAAGTTCCGGATGAATAGCGTGGTGAATAAGTAAAACATCATGCGCTATTCTTCCGATATGAAAACCGTTAGCTTCAAGAACGCTTACGTCGAATGGCGCGTTCTGATACATAGTTGGACATTTTTCAAGGATGTCAGATAGACAATTCTTAACTCGATTCAAGTCTCCGTTTTTCCAGTACGGAACAAACCCTTGGGAATAAAACGGAATCGAAAACGCTTCTTCGCCTGAAAGTGCAAGACTCATAACGAATATCTCTGCTTCGTAATATGTCAACGCCGTAGTTTCGGTGTCGACGCCAAGTAGCGGCTTTCGTTTCAAGATATCTTTTGTTCTTGCTTCGATATCGCGTACAGTCGGAAAGAGTAAAAAATCTTCCTTTGGTGGAGTGTATCCATTTTGTGCAATATCGACTGCTTTTTCGATATCGTTAACGCATGTGGGCTCTTCGCCCCATTCGCCGTGAATAATAAAGCTTGGATGAAACGTAGGGATAGACCAAAAAGTGTGTCCTGCGATTTTAGTCTCATAAACGCTTCCCCGAACTTTATGTATCGATCCTTCGATGCCTAGTGCTGCTGTAGGCTTAGCTCCGAGCGGAACAAGCGTTCGAACGCCAAGATCATAAAGTTTCGATAGCTCTTCTTCGAGCCCTGGTTGGCAAGATTCAAGAGCTTCTATTCCTTCAGAAGAGTCAAGATTGTTCTCTGGCGGTCGGCAGTTTACTAAGTTTAGCAAATAAGCGTTTTGTCTGTATATTCCGGCTTTCGCCAAAATACGATCCAGTTCCTGTCCCGCCGAGCCGACGAAAGGATGCCCAAGTTGGTCTTCGTCTTTGCCTGGAGCCTCGCCAATGAAAGCTATTCGAGGTTTTTCACTGGCACTTTCCCCTCGGACTTTGTTGCAATACCCAGAAAGTGGACATTCTTTGCATCGGCTCTTTGTTCTTGTTATACGAAGCAGCTTCATTTTATCTCCATGGTCAAAGAGCAATGGACATTATTTCTTCAGCAAGCGCTCGTGTACGCTCGCCAAGGCCAAATCGATCTACCAAAGGCATGATGACATAGTTATAGAGATAATAGCCTTCGGATCCTTGGTCGGCGTAAGCTCGTTTGCAAGCTTTCAGATGCTCTTCAACTTCGGGCCAATTCTCGGTGCAAGCGTCAATCATGGGTTTTTGCCCATAGGAAATGCTACCGCGGTATAGTTTCCAATTACTCCCCAAGGGCGTTTCGCTTGAAAAACGAACGCCAATATTTTTGAACGAACTGCTGATGTTTGTAAATCACAATAGACATATCCCGGGACGTTCTGATTTACTTCAAATATGTCCGGCTCGATCAAAGTATCACCTATAGGCTCATAGCGTATTTCATTTACTTTGAAATTGGGCCAATTTTTATCGTGAATAAAAACCGTAAGATAGTTCACTTTCTCAAACCAAGATGCTCGGCGCTTTTCTCCTACCCAAGCAACAACGGTCATATTCCAATCGCGCAAAGTTCCGATCAGGGCCATCATTTCGGTCGCGTCGACAAGCTCGTCAAGTCTTGTGTCAATCAAAACGCCTCGGATAGCTTGGGATTTTAGATCTAGTATTTCATAAGCTTCGTGAATCTTAGTTGCTAGCTCGGTCGAGTTAAGGGAAAAAGACTCGGGGTCGCTGTCGGCCCCGAGCTTTACGTGAAGGGCAAAGTGTCCTCCAAGCGTTCCCCCCTCGATCGGTTGATACCGAATATGGGAGATACGCATGGACTACCTCTTTTTAGTTGCTCCAGAAGATTTCTTAGGGCCTTTTTTCGAAGTCGACGCAGACTTGGTCACCGATCCGCCATCATCCGGAAGCCACATGTGCGGCTTGCCATCGTCATCTTTCTGCTGTATGACGGTGTTCTCAGGCTGTGGATCGCCATCGGCGTTCTTGCCCATGCGAATGCCGAACTTGACTCGGACCTTGGTTCCAGCAAAGTCTTCAGTTTCGTAGGCGTCGTCGTCGTCGAGTTCGACTCCCGCCGCGGCGCAAAGGTCAGCTATCTCGTCGGCAGCACGCGTATCGCTGTCTCGGTAGCTACCGTGCTCAGGCAGAAGCTGAATTATCCTATGTATGGTCTTTCGGCCTTGGGTCGTTCGCCCGGTCTTTTCGTCGTCCGGACCATCGAGAACGACCATGGGAAAAGCGTGAATGACGCAGGGGCTGTTCTCGCTTTCTTTGATTGATACTTCGCCTATTTCGACTACGTAATCGCCCTTGGGCAACGTGAAATCTTGCGCCTTGACGCCAGTTGAAGCATGCGCTCCAGGAACTTTCGCTTTCATCTTTTCTCCTTCGATCTTTTTGGTTCCAAGCAGAAACAAATTTTTTACTTAGCTCTAGAAACCTTTAGAAACCTTCGCTCTTTCAGCGTCGCGAGCTTCGATAATTCGCATCGCTGCATCGAGAGCGATGTCGATGCCGTAAAGCGCCAAGGCCTTGTCGATCTTCGCCAGCTCCGTAGCGAGGGCCTTGCGGGCTTTCTTGACGTTCGAGGCGAGCTGGATCTTCCGTGCGAGAACTATCGCCTCATTTACGTTGTCGAGATCGATAGACAGAAGCAAGCGATCGAGCTTGTCAATCTGCCTCGGATTCAAGTTCGTACCCATTCCTTTCTCCTTTGCGCTTTATAGGGGCGCTACCCTAAGATACGTTGGATAAAATCGATAGCGTTTGGTAAAAATCTTACTTTGTCAGTATACACCTTTGTATGCCGTAGCGAGCAAGCGTATTCACTTATTCTTGACCAATTTCTTTGCGTAATATTTTTCAAACTTAGCATATGAAGGGTCTTCGTGGGCTTCAAGCGGAATGCCCTTTCGCGATCCTGTGAACTCAACTCCGCGAGATTGGCATGGAGTAAGCCAAAAACTCGTCGAGTTATCTTTATTTCGCTCAATGTAATGTAAATAAATCTCGTCGAAAAAATGCGGAAGTCTATTTCCAAGTGCTTGACCGACCATGGATGGAGCTTGATATCTTCGTTGCATGTCGTCTTGCTTGTCAGCGAGCTCGGCGGTCATAACAACATTCATTGGCAACGTCTTTACGAGATCAATGATTGAGAAAAAACGCTGCATAATGAGATTATAATCTTGTAACTGTAATGTTTCCATCTTCTTTCCAGCTTTGTCCGTATGCGTATCTTCAACGGTGATCTCGTTCGCAAAAAGATCACAAAAGCTCGTTCCGCTGTCGATGATAAAGGTCTTTGGCTCATAACCATAAGACTCGATCTCTTTCCACATGTTTCCCTTTTTGTACTTCAGTTCGAGAACAAGCTGACGCAAATCTTGCCATGAGCATAATTCGTCTTCGCCTGTGTCCTCGGTCCAACGAACAAAGGGAAACACGCATGGATCGACTTTGCAATTTACCGGAACGTCGGAAGCAAGTCCAGCATCGGAATTAGCTATGACTGGATCGGGAAAAGTCAGGGCAAAATGGGTCTTGCCAACTTTCGAATATCCAACACTTAGTACTCGGACATAAGGCGAGGATTGCTCCGACATTCCTTGTGTATAGCGATGGATAGCTTTTGTTTCGGCTTTTTTAGTTGGCATTTTTTCCTCCGTAGTACGAGTTTGCTTTCCAATGTAGTCTTTTTGAAAAGAATTGATTGTAGTAATCTCTCTGATACCAGTAATCAGTTCCAGGATCATCGCGGAAGTTAACCTTTCCGCGAAAACCGATACCAGTATAAGCAATAGGACAAGTATCGCATGGATAATGGTAAACACCGTGATCTTGATCTATTCTACGTGATTTTATCTTTTCGTTGTTATACAATTCAACTAAGCTATTGTTAAAATCAACCGTTCCGTATGATCCTACCATTTCGTTTACGGCTTTATCGCAATAGGCACATATTGCTAGTTGCCCATTCCAGCGAATGACCATAAAGTTATTGTCGAAGTATTGACAGGGCTCCGTCCGCATGATGTTTGCGTTTTCTCCCATAAGCGCATCCCCGACGACAACGAAGTCAATGTCGGTGTTCGATAGCCAATACTGAACGTACCGCTCGATTTCACCGTAGTCTTGGCCCCGTCGGCATATCTTGACGGCAAGTTCGGTCTTTGAAGCAAGTTCTGATTTGAGTTCAAAGAGTTTTCTAAGATTACGTTTGATGATCTCTTCATTCGAACCCGGACGTGCCTTTGAAATGTTGCCGCTATTGAATAGGCCGTCAAGCGAGACGATGAGCTGATAGCAACCGGAATTGGGTTTGAGCAATTCGCATAAGACATCTTCTCTCCAAATGGTCAAGTTTGTCGTGACATAGAAACGACGCTTTTTTTCATTTAGATATTGCATCATTTCTAAATATCTAGAATGCAAAAATGGCTCTCCATTGGCCCAAGGAATGATAGTACTATCCGGAGATTCGATGGTTGCGCGATCGATGATAGACTTAAAAAAGTCTACGTCAATATCGCCTACGGGAAACTTTCCGGTATTGTCAACTGACGGGCAATAACGACATTGGAGATTGCAGCGATTCGTAGCCTCAATAATAATTTGCTTTGGCTTAGTCATCACAATATTCCTCCTCATCTTGTTCGAGTAATTGCATTTCTTTCTTCAAGTCCTCGGCCCAAGATTCAAGCTTAGAGCTATGATCTTCGTCGAGCTCGATGCCTTCCTCTTCGAGTCTAAGCTTGAAATGTAAAATATCAAAATGAAACTGGTCTACGATCTCGAACTTTTTACTGCGATAATAGCTCTTGACGTCCTCCTCGGCTAAGTTTGCCTTTTGGGCAATAATTTTATCCAAGTCTTTTATTTCATTGAACATTTCCTACTCCTTTCTTAGCTTCGGTAACTTGCCAAGAATAGATCGCTCGGACAAGTGAATCGCGTTCGATCACGTTTCTTCGATATGCGCTGAAGAAAAGTTTCAGCAAGCCAAAGTTGACTTTGTCGACATTTTGTTTTTGAAGCATTAACTTTTCCATAAACTTAGGACATTTGAAATACGATTGGCAAAGAGTTTTCATTTCAACCTCCAGCTATAATATCATCCACGGGCTCGACGATATCTTGAATCTTGAACTTTCCGGGGCGTTTACGAAATCCGGGAAGAAGCTTAGTTTTAGCATCAAGTTTCGACCGACAAATGTCTGCGAATTCACAGGGGCGATTATACGCGTTACAGTAGTACGAATTACGAGAAAATATTGCCGGATCATGACCAGAATAGACCGCGCGCATTTTCTGCGTAATCTCCGTTGCTTTTTGTGCCATGGATCGCGCGAAAAAAGCAATGTCTTCCGGTTCACGATAAACAAAGTCGCCACGATGATTTGTTATTTTGCTCGCATCTTTACTATTAGAAGACAAAAATGTAATGTCGGGAACGACAGCAGTTACTTTGCGCTTGTACTGCTTTTCCGCACCCCACCAATATCCTGTAACTTGATCGCCGTATTGAATATTGATAAGAGTTGACTTGATTGACCAAGATGAGGTTTTGGTTTCGAAGATCAAGCAATTATCATACTTGTCTTCAGCAATCATGTCGATTCGCATTGTAAAATGCCAGCTTGGCCGACCGGGAAAAGGTACCTTTATTGCTCGCTCAACGTCGATTATGTTTAAGTTTTTCAAGTCGCTTTTACCCCAATCATTGATCCATGAGGCTAGCATAGCCGGCGTTCGATCAAGGGCCGAAAGATATTCTTCCTGGCTTTCAAACTCGAGTTTATGAAATTTGATTTCTGCTCGTACTAAATCGATTGCTTTCTTTTCGTTTTCAGTCCGATAAAATTGAGCTTTGCCAGCATGAAATGCACCTCCGGCAATCAATGGCGTCGCAACGAACTTAGGCTCAAGTCTAGGCGGGCCGAAGCGTATATACGCCTTTCTTTCGCAACATTGATATAGGTTATAAAAATGAAACCCCGACGCGGAACTAGATCGCTCTGGCTTTTGATCCGGATTCTTGATCATCTATCGACCCAACTTTCTTTCCACTTGGACTTATCAACGTCAGGATTAACCGGGCCCAAAAGTACATAGCCTCGACCATATTCGCTTCCGCGCCATTTTAGATCGAAAGGCTTTTTCTCGCTACCTTTGATCTCAGGCTTTACGCCCCAAGCCCAAGCTACGCCATCAGGATTGAAACAAGCGCCAATGATGTTTGACGGAAGATTTGAAAAGTCCGGGTTCCAGATCGGTTTCGATTTAGCTTTAGACATTATTTGCGCCTTTCGGCGAGCATGGCGTCAGCCAACCGATACGAATATTCCGCGATGACATCAGCCGAATCACTATGGATGTTGAAGTATTTAGCAACTGCTACAAGTGCTTGTGCTGCGAAGTAGTCACGTAAAGTCATTCCAGGTGCGTGCTCGATCCATTCGACACGGCCATCGGGCAATGACGTTGGGGTTGCTCCTCCATACCCATTTACGCCCACAATTCCCGGATACGCCGGCTCACGATTTACTTTATCGTTCATATTTAGCCTCCAGCTTTGAGCTTGCTTCGATTAACGCTTTACGATGCGCATTAGATATTTCAATTATCTTCAACATTGCGTTGTATGCCCATCGATCGGAAGATATTAGATTTTTGCTCGAGCCTATGTCAGACGAAAGACATGTAGGCATTGTCACAGATTCTAAGGAAGCTTTATAAAACAAAGCACAAGATTCAATAAGCATAATAAATCGGTCTTTGCGATATTCGCCTTCCATATAGTTATTAACTAAATAAAGCATCTGAATCGCATAGCCGAGCGAAGTTAGGTTCGTTTGCAATTTCATTCCTGAATAGTCAAGGATAAGCGCGTTTTCGGCCGCGGCAATATTTTGATCTATATGCCAATTTTCAAAGGATACTTTGTATTTTCCATCGAGCTGCAATTCAGCCGCGGGCGCGCGCAAAAGCGGCGATACGTATTCTGTTCCGAGCCATCCGCAACAATCTATGCCAAGATAGATACGTTTAGTTTCCGAGTTCCCGCAACACATATCAGCAAAGCTTAGCATAGCATTGGCGACAGAGCCTGCCTGAACTATCCAACGATGAACATCAGGGAAAAGAACGCGCAAAATATCATTGTAGGCTAAATCTGTCGAAGCGAAAAAAGACAAATATGGAAGATAAAAGTACATATTTTTTCGGTCGAAAATGGACTCTTCTGAATACCAGGATGGATCAGCAGTTACTGGAAGAACTAGAATCCAGTTTTTGGCATCGGAAGGAGACAAGTCACGTAGGATATCGTATTGTAATGGGTTCGAGTCCGCGACCATAACAACATCGGGCTTTCGATTTTCGACCAGCGATGCTCCGACTGCTGTCGGACCGCAAAATATTGCTATATTCGGATCTTTAGGTATATTCTTTACGATGTTCGTAACTGAAGGTCCGGAGCCGAGAACGACAATAGACTGTTTATCTTCGAGTTTTTCGCAAAGCTTCTCAATGCTTTGCGGAACAAAGTTAGCTTTAATCAACGCACGAGCATTCGTAAACCATGAAGCGAGAAAATGCCGCATAGCCTCTTCAGTTACTTCGCCCGCGTGCTCGTTCCAAGCGTTGATTGAAGCGTTTTCAGAATCAGTAAGCTTTCCGTTTTCCATTATCGCATCCTTCCTTTCTCGTTTGCGTTTATGATTCGTCGAGCATAAGCTACAGTTGACTCGGGCACATTTGTTATTCGGCCGCAATTATAAAACCAGAGCGCACGCTCTCAGGTGCCGTATCGGCGATGCAGGTCCGCAAGGTAGCCGAGGGCGACCAGGGCGTTGTCGGTGGGGTTAAACACATCGAAGAGGCCCGGCGGATGCGGATAATATTTTCCGACAAGATAGTCCTGCCAGCGCTGGCTTATGGCGAAGAGTCCGCGTGCCCGCGAGCCATAGCAGTCGACCGGGCCGATAGCCTCCGCTTCGCCCCATGCACCGGTCTTATACCAGCCTGACTCTTCGATCTGGAGCGCGTCCGCTACCGAGCGCGGCACGCCGAGGCTTGCGGCTATGTCGAGGACCATGGCGTGGACGCCTGGGCTTATCGGCGCGGCGGTTAGGGTGGCGCAGGCGAGGGCCAGCGCGAGGGTGAGTGCTTGCTTCATAAACCCTTCCCCTCCGCCGCCAACGCGGCACGGGTGCCCCATTGGTCAGCCATCGCCGAAGCGATTCCAGGAAAGGTGCGCGAGCGCTCCCGCCAGCGGTCCGGGCTCGGGTGCATCTTGTGGATTCTAGCCTCGCGACCTTCGACGATATTTGACGGGCGAAGGGTTGGCAGATTCTTGAGCCATAAGCAGGTCGCCTTCGTCTCGCCGTGGCCGAACATCCACGGCTGGATGATCTGATCCGGCTTCCTGATTCGGCTCGATATGATGCTGATCGGATTCTCGATGGCGATCCGAGGGATTGGGGCGCCCATAAGCTCCCTGACGAAAATGAGGGCATCCAATATCTGCGCCGGCCGATCCTTCATCCACCTGGCCCCGGATACGGCCAGGTAGGTGCAGGGCGGATGGGCGATCATAAGATCCCAATTATCCCCAAGGATCTCCAGCACGTCCCCCACGATGTGCGGGCCCGGTCTTTCTGTGTCCAGGAGATCGCATGACCAGGCGTCGTGACCCTTCGCGGCGAAGGCATCGCGGACGATGCCGGAGAACTCACAGGCTACCAGGACTTTCATCCCTTCCCCTCCTTACCTAAACGTCTTGCCGTTGTACGAGGCAAGTTTCTTACCTTGAGTATCCCGAATAATCCACTTGTCCGCGCTCTCCTCGTCCTGCGTGGCCGCGAGCGTGTCCGCGTGGGCGATCATCTTGACTTTGAGGGCGTCGCGGGACTTAGCCGCGGCGGCGGACTCCTCGCCGATCTGCTTATGCTCGGCTATCCAGCGCGCGAGGTCGTCGTCCGCGATGATGATGCCGCGAGGCTCGGGACACAGGCGCTTAACATCCGCGTAGGTCCGGGGCGGGGGCGGCGTGTCGCCGAGGACGTAGCGTGTCCACCACTCGCGGTAGTGCTCGAGCATAAGGGCTTGGAGCTTGGGGTTCGCGGGGATGCGGTATTGGTGGAAATAGCCCATCTCGGCAAGGACGCGGGCCCATACCTGCGGGTCGATGGCGTTAATATTCTCCTCGGTATCGATGTGCCAGCCGCCAAAGTCGTCGCGCCGCACTATGTATCCCATCTTCTCCCACTGGTCCGGCATCTCGGGGAACACGAGGACGGAGACTATGGCCTCGCTCGCGCCCGTGCAGAGCATTTGGTGCTGGACCTGGATCTGGTACTCGCGCGGGATTCGGTCGGTGCCGGGCTCGCCCCATTTCTCGCGGAAGGCGAAGGCGGTCGTGGTCTTGCCTTCGTGGAGGGTGCACGGCTTGTCTAAGTCGGGGTATAGTGTATACCCTGTAGGAAGGCGGTCATCGGACTCAGAGTAGATACCGTCCACATGGCAAGTAAGAAATTCCCTTTCATAGAATTGTTCACGAAAACCTATACCCCGATGGGTCGCCTCTTCGCTCAGGGCCACCACCGCATCCTCGAAGGCGGTGCCCCAGCGCAAGGGCGCGCCCTCTTTGAACTCGGGCGGGGTGTAGCCGTGCGCGGCGTTGTAGCCTTCTTGGCGCTCTTCCTGGAGGAGCTGCCAGGTCTCGAAGGGCGTGGCCCAGGCGGACATACCCAGGATCGACGCGCCGCGGCTGGTGCTGATGGCGCGGGGCTGGCTACCCATTAGCGCCTTTTCCGCCCTCGTCTTTTTCGAAGGTTTTTTTGAACATGATACGAGCCGCTTCGTGGTAAATGACTACCCCTTCGGGTTTCATGAATCCAGGCGCCGCGCGCGATCCCTGCTCTTGCATTACGCTCATACATTCGCGAATTATGCCGGTATCGAAGTCGCCGCGGTAAAGAACTGGAACGACGCGACAGCATGACGGGCAAAGGGGCCGAGCGTTATCGAAATCCTCGAGCCATTTTGCCGTATTGAACAAGCTCCAGACTTTGTCGGCTTGTCCATATTTCCGCTGAATACCCGAGCCCCACCATTCGCCGAAGTGCCTGCCGGGGCCGAGCTGTAAAAGCTCGTCCTTGTGTTCCTGCGCCCACCGAGCGAACCCGAAGTTGTCATCTTCTGGCGTAATCCATCGCGTCCGGCTTCCGACTAAAACCTCACCATCGTCGCCAATGAATATTTGCGCGTTTGTCCCGTCGATCTTTTCGGTAATCGTCATCATGCGAGAGAGTCGCGCGATCTTTGGAAACTCATCAAACTCTTTCATCCTGTCCCTCCTTGAAAATGGCCGAGCGTCGGCCTGATATGGAAGCGGCGGGAGTCGAACCCGCTGGCCACCTACTGATCTACTGACGGCGCAAGAGGCTTTCGCCAACTGTCCGGATTTCCTCAATAAGTCCGTTCCCCTCAGCTTCCCTGTTCCGCCCCGATTCGCCGAGCGGGTGGTGCTAGCCAGTTTATTAATGGTCTGGCCCACCCGGTATTTGCTCAGGCCGAAACCTGGAGGACCGGGAACCTCAAAAAATGCACCCCAGCCGAAACATGGTAGCGCGGGTGATATTGGATGCCGGCATCCGCTCCCGTGGAGGGCTTCTTCGGCTTCACGGGCGCGATGATGGCGAGGAGCTCGTCGACGTCTTTCAGATCGGCGGCCCGGGCCTTGCGCCATTCCTTGACCTGCTTGACGTCGAGCGGATTGATGCCCCTCTCGACGAGGCGAATCTTGCCCGAAAGCTCCATGACCTTGACGTTCTGCTTCTCGGTCAGCTTCACGGCTGGGCCAGCGGCGCGGGCGCCTCTTCGGGCATGGCGCTCGGGTTCGGCTGGATCTCGGGCGGGGTCTCGCTCTCGGCGTCGTCGTCATCCGCGGCGGCGCACATGGCCGCGATAAAAAAACCGAACATCGCCGACACGGGAGCGAGGAGCAACAGCCACAATGCGGACATCATCGCAGCGCCTCCG